ACGCGGTAAGACTAAATTCACGGGGGACTACAAAATCGGTTTGACTCAAAAAACAGTGCGACACTTTTGAGACACTCACCAGTAGATACAAAAAAGCCACCCGCTAGTAGGTGGCTTAATTATATGATTTTAAAGCTAAAATTTGGTGGCCCCTGTTGGGTTTGAACCAACGACCAAGCGATTATGAGTTCCTACAATGATTATGCGAAATCAATAATTTACATTATTTATCAATGATATAGATTGCCATTATTTGCCAGTGTTAGCCGTCATTCGCCTTTTCTGTCGCCACTTTATCGCCACTAGTGGCTAGTGGGTTGAGCTTAACCGCCTGCTCTAGGTGGTCAGGTGCAAAGTGCGCGTATTTCATTGTCATTTTTATATCTGTATGTCCCAGCACGCGCTGAAGAACCAGTATGTTTCCACCATTCATCATGAAATGTGCGCCGAATGTATGGCGTAATACATGAGATAGCTGCCCGGCGGGTAATTCTATGCCTGTTCGTTTAATTGCAGAGCGGAATGCCCCATAACAATCACTGAATAACCGCCCTTTTTTATCGACGGGGAGCAAATCAAAAATTTCTTTGCTAACAGGAACGGTGCGGTTTTTTCTTCCCTTTGTTTTTGTGTACGTGATTTTGCATTTTGCAGCCTGAGTTCCTTTTAATTTTTCGGCCTCTGACCACCTCGCTCCGGTTGCCAGACATATTCTTACTACGGTTTCCAGGTCGGGGTGATCATGCCGTTTGCATTCCGAAAGCAGCAGTGCGATCTGGTCCTGATTTAGCCATGCCATTTCCATTTCTTCGGTGCGAAATGGGCGCATGTTTTTTAGAGGATTTTCGCCTTTCCATTCACCGAGTCTACTTAGCTCGTTAAACGTTGCCCGGAAGTAAATTAGTTCTAAATTTAGTGTGCGAGGAGATACTTCTCGGACTCTGTTTGATCGTGCGTATTCACCTCTTAACCTCCCCTCTCTGTAGCGCGAAAACATTTGCGCATCGAAGTCGCGTGCGAGTGGTTCGCCCATACATTCAAATGCGTGATGCATAGCGCCTTGGCGTTTGAGTCCATCGCGTAGCGTTATGCCGTGCGCGCTATACCATGAATCAACCAGCTCTTTTAGCGTGCGTTGGTCTTCTTTCTCTTCATTCCACGGGTTTTGTACGGTGTACTGCTCGAACGCCAGCGCTTCGCCTTTTGTAGCGAACTTTTTACGAATGCGCTTTCCTTTCGCGCCGTTCGGGTACAACTCGCATATCCAGCCGCCATCAGGATTTTTGCGTACCGCCATCAGTTAACCTCGCTGTATACGCCAACAACGCGCCCCAGCGTTTTAATCTCGTCAACTCCGCATTCAAACGGCACTTTGCCGCCTGCAACATGCAATCGCTTTGCCGGGAGAACGGTCAGATCGCGGATACTGATAGCCCCTTCAATATCTACCAGCCATGAACCATCAGACAAGGGGTGGGTTCGGTCAATGAAGTATGTATGCCCGTCGTACTCTAATGACATGGGCGCGGTGATCTTTTTTCTGAAAATGAATGGTGAAACCGAAAGGGGTTCCATTTCGGAAAGTCTGCCTTCGACTATCGTGAAGTGAGGGATGCTAATTGTGTTCTTCGATGGGTCTATGATCGGGTCACCTGAAAACTTTGGTCCTTCACCTGTTATCAGCCAGTGAATACTTGCGCCGGTTTCCAGTGCGCAATAAACGGCAAAGTCATAGGAAATTGGGCCGCGCCTGTAGCGATTCGATAGGGAGCTTGCCGCGATGTTGTAATGGTTTGCCAACTGGACTTTTTGGGAAAACCCGTAGGTTTCACAGATTCGATCAAGAATTTCCACGTTGTTTTGTTCTGATAAATCTATCTTCATTTTGGTATATCCAGTTGACTGCAACCATAAATGGTTGTAGCTTTTCATAAATCGAATTCATTGATGGCGTAAGTTGGCAAACGGTGGCAATCAATGGGTATTTATTAACAAACTTAGGATAATGCCTTATGGCTTCTGAAATCGCAATAATTAGGCTCCCTGCGCCTGTTGTGACTCTTCAGCAGTTCGCCGAACTTGAGGGTGTTTCAGAGCGCACTGCTTACCGTTGGACGACTGGCGATAACCCCCGCGTACCTATCGAACCTCGTAAGATCAACAAGGGCTGTAAAAAAGCTGGTGGCCCGATTCGTATCTACTACGCGCGCTACAAAGAAGCGCAGATGCGTGAGGCTTTGGGGCATTCTCGTTTTCAAATCGTGTTTGATAATTCACTTTATGGGAATCACAGAGGCGTAGGCCATGTTTGATTATCAAGTGGATAAACAACCGCATTTCAATGACGCCTGCCGCCAGTTCGCCCAGCGTCACAACCTCGAAGCGGTCGCGGCGGCGGTTGGTATGCGCCCGCAGATGCTGCGCAACAAGCTGAACCCAGACCAGCCGCACCGGCTGACCTGTGACGAACTTTGGCACATTACCGATGTTACCGAAGACCCCACGCTGATTGATGGCCTGCTGGCGCAGATGAAGTGCATGCCGGCCGTACCGGTGAACGAAGCCAAGCCGGAACGGCTGACGACATACGTTTTAGAAGCCGCCGCCGCCGTCGGCGCTGTTGCTGCTCGCAGCGTGTCAACTGAGCGCCTGACGCAGACCGGGAGGCACGATTTCATCGGTAGCGTGAATTCCGGTATTCGATTTTTGTCACTCGTCGGGCTGTCTATCCAGGCCCGCATACAGCAAAACCCCACGATTTCCGCCACTGTTGACGTTATCAGCGGCATCGGCGCGGGTTTGAGCTGAAAGAATAAAAACAACATCAGCTCAAACCCGCGCCGGGCGTGTCGAAACATCCCGGCACATTGAGGCTTTATTGCTTCTTCTTTTCGAAGGTGCAGCAACAAACCCTTAAACAACATGAGGATGTAACCGATGGGATTCTTTGGCTTTGGTAAGAAAGTGGCGGCCGCAAAGGTTGAGCTGAAAAAGGTCGAAAACCGCGACCTGATGGAGGCGATTATCGGCGGCTGCCTGCTGGTCGCTGCCGCAGATGGCGAGATCGAGAAGGAAGAAACCGACAAGCTGGATCAGCTGCTGCGCTCGAATCCGCAGTTGTCGCACTTCGGCAATGAGATTACCCAGGTGATTGGCCGCTTTACAGAGCAGTTGCAGGCGGGGTTTCGTGTCGGCCGCCTGAACATCCTGCGCGAGCTGGATGACGTGAAGAACACGGCGAAAGACGCCGAGGAGGTTTTTGTGAACATGCTGACCATCGCAGAAGCCGACGGCGAGATCGAGCCGGCAGAACAGAAGGTGTTGGAAGAGGTTGGCCGCCGTCTGGGTCTGCGTATTGAAGATTATCTGTGATGGATGGTCTGACCAATAAATTACGGCTGGCCGCCGCAATGGTTCTGGCGTTTATGGCCGTGGCGGTGGATTTCTCCAGTTACCTGCTTTCTGTTGCCAGTGATGCGTTTTTTATCGGTGCGATGGTCGCGGTAATTTGGGCGCCGCTGACCAAGAAAGCCTAATAATCGGCCGGGATGCCCGGCCCCATTCGCAAGCGCCCAGCGGGGCGTTTACTAATGGGGGAACGATGAAACAGCCAATATCTATTGCTCCTTTTTTGTGGTGTCACCAGACAGAGAAAATAAGTTCTGTGGAGATCCGTCATGGTAAGGGCGTACAGGGCATCATTATTCGGCCGGATGGCCGCCGCTGGAACCCGCCGAAAGGGGCGTTTAATCGGTAATCAGGAGGGAACATGTCTCAATCTGTCGATCATCAGAAATGGATACAGCGTTGCAGGGATATCGTGTTTAAAGGTGAATCCCGCGCTCAGTCATTTTGGGAGCGTGCTGCACTGGAAACGCGTGAGATTATCCTTTTTTCCGCAAAGCCAAAGCTGAAATCACGCCATGTCAATTACTCATGGCATCAGTTTACGGCGGAAGAGCGTGCAGCTATCTGGAGTGCCATTAAGCGCATCCGTGCTATTTGCGATGAAACCGCGCTATTTGGCCCGGA